GGTTTTAGAGTGAACGAAAGAACCTGTTTTAGGAGCAAATACATCACGTGATGTTTTGACTGTAGAAAAAGTTGTAAACCCAGCTTGTTTTGCTATTTCACGAGCATCCTCTACCTGATGTTTGTTATGTTCAAACACTATGTACTTCCAATGCACTTGTGCACGGTTTGTTGCGATAACTGATTTTGCATTCTCTAACACTTTATCAAACTGAGTATTAATTCTGTAGATATGATGAGTGTCTGCTAAACCATCTAAATCAAAATTAATAATGTCACGGTTTGTGAGAATGTTACCTACATCAGTCCAATACTCTTGATTATGTATACCACCATTCGTATGAATCAAAAGACGTGTACCATTAGACTTGACATAAGAAATAATTTCACGAAACTGTTTGTTCATTATAGAATCACCAAAGTTTCCGTTAAGCACTAACCAGTCTAAGTTTTGAAGTAACTCTGGATTGAAAAGTTGAGTAAAGCGTTCTAAGGTGATTGTATACTTTGCGTCATTAAGATTGATACTAAGAGGCTTCCAACGATGACAAGCAGGACACTTAGCATTACACCTAAACGTCAATTCTGTTGTTAGCTGTTTGATTTTATCCATTAACTCAATGAGAAAATTTGAACGGTTGTACCAGAGGGAATAGTGGCATCAGTAAATTGAACTGTATTGTTTGAAGCATTTACTTCATATTCTGTATTTGGTTGTGAGACACCATCTAACATCACAAGAACAACATTAGCCTCAGCTCCAATATCACGACCCACAAAAAATACATTTGAAGTGCCTAAAGCTGAGTTAACATTAGTGAAAGGTGTTAATAAAGTGCTTCCTCCTGTAATTGCATCAACATTGTTTTGAACTGTGTTGATATTAGAAGATAAATCAGTATGAGCTGTGCTTAGGTTTGCTTGCACTGAGTTAACGTTTGCATTAAGTCGAGTGTAAGTAATGTAATCATTAGCATAAGCAGCAAAATAGGTAGCACTATCATTAGCTGACATACCTACACCATTCTCAAACATCAAAGGTGATATGACAGCATTTGTTGCGATTAGATCGATAGATGCAGAAATATTAGAAGCAGTTACATCATCATCAACATCTAAACTTACTCCATTTAATAATTGAAGTTGAGTAGCATTTTGGCGACTTACAATCGTAAAGGAGCCCGCACCTTTAATTGCTGTCTCTATTAAACTATCTTCGGAGCCTGCTGTTGGATCTGTAATCTTACCTGTAATTTTAGCATAGTTCTCTGCGCCCCCAGTGCTATTCTCACCTTTAAACATCACCTGACCGATATAGTCTGCCGCTGCAGGAGAAGCACTGTTACGGTATAAAGTCAATTCAGGACCTGCTGCAGAACCAGCATCATCTGAAGTTATAGTAGTAGCACCGTCTGGACCAACAGTTATAACCTCTACTCCGCCTGAAGCAATACCTAAAGTATCAGTTGTAGATTTGTACAAACCAGTATTATCATCACCATCAAAAGTAATAGATGGGAGAGATACTGTACCATCATCAAAATAACCACGCTGAAGTCTTAGATTTGCAGCCCCGGTTGCAGATATAGACGTGTTACTTGCAGGATCTTGATTATGTAAAAGAGCTATCTCTCCTTCAGATTCGTCGTATCCTATAAAAACATTACCATCATTTCCACGATTTAACAATATACCCACATCTAAAGATGGGGCACCTGTGAACGAGTTTGCTAAAATAATTAGACGATCATCTGTATATGAATCAGTAACAGCTAAATTAGCAAAATTTCCCGCAACAGTTAAGTTTCCTTGAATGGTAAGATCATCTTGCATAGTAACAGCACCTGTAAAAGGTGTTGTTCCGTTTATAATATTAGTTACGTTGTCAGATGTTGTATCAAGATTAGCATTGATTCGAGTCTCTACTGCTGTTACATTATCTTGTACTATGTCAAGATTGGCAGTTATATTAGTAAAAGTAGCAAGGTCATTTGCAAGAGCTAGAAAATAAGTAGCTGATACATTTGCTTTTGTATCAAGGTTAGTATTTGCAAAACTTGCAAAAGAATCAATATTAGAAGTATTAAGTACTACATTTGCTTCAGCAGCTACAACATTATCTTGTACAGTATTAACAGAGTTATTAACAATTACAACATTGTCTTGTACGATGTCTAAATTAGCATTAACTCTAGTCTCAGCTGCTGCAACGTTAGCGTTTGCCTCTAACAAGTTATTAGTAATCGTACCTACCTGAAAATGACGAGCTTGAATAGAAGCGTTCTGCACCTTTTCAGAAGTGATTGTATTCGCGCTTATAGATCCAGTGGTTATACGAGTTAATGCCATTTATACGTCCTTATTCAGAGTCTTCCTCAAGCTCTGCAAAAAATTCCGCTAAAAAGTCTTTTTGTTCAAGAGGCTTTTCATCGTCAAGATTTTCTATTTCATCTTCTTCAAAAAACTCTTTAATAAAGTCTTCAACTTGTTGATCAACTGTTGGTGGTGCAATTAACTCATCATAATCTTCATTAACACACGCACATTTAACAAAAGTTTTTATCCAATCAACATCCTCTTCAGAGTTTGTTTCTTTTTCACCTAAAAACCATTTAATTTCAGATGCTCTAACTTCTTCATTAAATTCTTCATAGTACACATCAGTAATATCACCTTCAACCATTTCATTAATTTTAGGCTCACTCTCTGCAATAATGTCGAGCGGAAATGATCGAGTTAAAAGAGGTGAAGATTTACCTTTTGATAAGTCACGATACGCACAGTATACAGTTTTTGCGTCATCTTCATCAATGTGAAATTTAAAATATTCCATTTTTATATCCTTTACGTTTTAATAATATAATTTACTACAGAGGTTGGAACAGTAAGAGTATGGGTGTGAGCAGCTTGACTAACTCCAGTTACAAGTGCAATTTGACTCACATCCTTAGTTCCGCTACCTAGAGCATCATCTCTTGTAGCCGTAGTTAGAGTTATACCGCCTGATCCACCAGAATCAGTGGTTACTGAAGAAGAACTACTCATTGAGCCTGTTTGGGTGCCTAATGTACTATTATTAGTTCCCTTTCCTAAAGGCAGTCTATCTTGTAAATTAGGTACGTTAAAAGTGCTTGATCCATTACCTGGGCCATACGTAGTGCCTGCAACAGCGAATAAAGCTGCGTAGGTAGTTCTTGATATAGCACTTCCATCACAAATTAACCAGCCAGAGGGAGCTGAAGATCCACTCCATGCCATAATCGACCCAGCAGGAACAACTGGAACTGGTTCAGTTGTGCCCCCTTGTATAGCAGATTGAAGTGCTAGGTTAGAAGTGACAGGGATATAAGCAGACGATTGATTAATTACTTTAAGACCTGATAATACACCTGTCCCTCCGTTAATGTGCACAATTGCGACATTTGAAGAAGTGTTTCGAGTGCTTAAGCCTATAGAAGTATCTGCTCCAGATGTTGAAGAAAGTTTTAAAGTAGCTGCAGAACCTACACCACCATCTCCAGTGCCTGTGGTAAAATCTGCCTTATCAAGTGTTACGTTGCCATCTTTAATCCTATCTGAGGTAATAGAATTAGTGGCGAGCATGGTATTAGTAACAGAACCATTAGTTGGCGGGATACCAACGTCTTTAACACTTGCCATACTGGCAGAGTTACTTGTTATCATGTATAGTCTAGCATTTGATGCCAATGCACCAGCTGCTGAAGGAGTCGCTACTAACTCTCCAATCTCATAATGAGTAATATTAGCAGCTAACGATACAATACCTTCTTCGACTCTATTACCAATTCCAACTCTGGTAAAATTACCTCCAACTGGAGAAGTCTTTTTATTTACAGAATCTGAAATATATAGGGCTGATACGTTATTATTAGCCATTTTAAATAACATACCATCTTGTGCATCAATATTTTCCCCGCTTGCAGTAATATTTATAAGAGCTGGTGCTGAAGATGATCTGAAATTTGTTAATAGAGAACGCAAAGAGTTATTTTGCTGAATTCTACCAGTATTAATAGAAGTTCCCGCAGTTGGCTCAATATATGTGTTTGAATTGGTTAATGCCACTATTACACCCCTGTAGCTGATACTTGAACTTGAATACTCTGATCTGTAGGAGCATTAGTTCCAGCCTCTAAATCGAACAATCTAAAAGACACACTTGAATTTGATCCTGCAGTTACCACGGCTGTTTGAGCTGTTGCAGTATCAATAGGTTGCAAGTTAATTACAGGTCTATTCTTATAACTAAAACTAGAGTAATCAACTGTAGTTGGATTAGCGTTATAAGTGACTGTATCTTCAAAAACGGCTTGCTCTTTTTCTATAGTATATCTAAACTTATCAATTGTAAAGTCTAATTCATCTGGTTTTGAATTGTTTACTACAAATTTTAATTGGAAGTGTCTAAAAGATCTTGAACCAGCTTCATAAGGAACAAAACCTTCATTAACCTCACTCCCAACAAAAGCTGATAGATTTACATTACCGTTTGCAAAAAACACATCGTCCTCTGTTGAAGTTCTAATGAGTGTTTGTGAAGTTAGTCCTCCAAAAGACCCTACATAAGTTTCGGTAGAACCTCCATCATCATATTGATTAAAATCAACTAATAAATAGGACGTGCCTGCCACTGCAATATTAGCATAGGTATTACCACCAGTTGGTTCACCATTAGCAAAAAACGTTTCACCTAAAGCAATAGCATTTGCATTTATAGATCCTGCTATTAGTGCAAACACGTTAGCGTTTGATGTATCATTTGTAAAGTTTCCATGTAAGTGTATTCCAAACACCTTACTTGATGCTCCTGACGCAGAACCGCTGACTAGGGTTTTATTATTAGCATCAAATCGTGGGTTTACAACAGCAGTATTAGAAAAACCAACTAAATGACCTATTCCACCAAAAGAAGAATCATATAATACATTCCCGAGTGGGGCAGTTTCTGTTACACTTTCGACTACATGTTCATGTTGATCAAAATAAGTTAACTGGGTTACTTGTGTTCCTTCAATATCAACATTTATAATCCCATTAACAATTACTCCGAAGTCTCTAACTTGGGTAATGTAGGTAGCTTCTTCATCAGCTAATAAATCAGTTGCTTCTCCAGCTACTACAGAAAATCCTTGTGATGTTCCGTTTGCATTGTCTACAAGGGAGGTAAAATCAAAAGATAGACCACCAGTATTTGAGTTAGCGAATGAAGGAAAGTTTGTTTCACCTGCATTAGTATTTGTTATGTCTGTAAAGTTTTCTGAGGGATTGTCTTCATTAAAAGCTGCAACAACAGTTGTTCCTTGAGGTCGTGTAGTTGTTAAAGTAATTTTTACAACAGATTCACTAAAATTACCACTAGTATCTCTTGTTTTTGCTAAGTAGGTGAAAGTTCCAAAAGTGTCAATAGGAACTGACTTTCTGTTAACTCCTGCTGCAACAGTTACAAAAGGAGTTCCAGCTAAAAAATTACTTTCAGTTGCATTTAACTCGCCAGGTACACGAGTAATAATTACCTCTTTTAAGTCGAGATCCACTAACTCGTTAGTTTCTGTGTTACGAGTATATTCCCAAAATAGTGTTACCTGATCAGACTGTTGTCCTCCTGTTAGGTTAAATATATTAGCTGGTTTTGCAGTTTTACCGATAATTGTTTTTGAGATTGTTTTTGTAGTGCCTCTAATATTTTTATTCAAAGGAGTCACTCTAAAAGTGATCGAGTTAGACTCACTTGTTATTCCTCTGTTAATGCCTGTAACAGTAAATCTTATTTTTCCGTCTGAATCTACTCCGAGAGCTGGAACTTTAACTGTATTAAAACTAGTTAAGTCTGCGCCACCATCATCAGCCCCTACATCTGCAACATTGTCTAACTTGTACGAAATTTCATAATCAGTTACTTCTTGGTCTGTTATATGATCAAAACTAAGAGTAACTCTTACTGACACTCCAGAATTTTGTTCTCTGTACAAAGACTCAGTTACTAAATCATTAGTAATTTTTTGAATTGGTAGAGTTTCAACTACTACACTTTTTTCAGAAAAGTTTGAGAATCTACCTAGAGGATTTCTGTTTCTAGCTCTAAGAGAGGTTATCCCAAGAGGTAGATCTTTTATAATTCTATCTTGAGGTAACGTTATTTTGTCAAACTCATTATTGATAGTCATAGTATAGAGTTTATTGTTAGTTAAATTAAATGATCCTGGAAATCTTGTGGTATCATAATCAAAAGTAAAAGTAGAACCTGAAACATTGTTAATAACACCAACAGGATTTTTTGATATATTAGTGAAAACTTTACTAGCAAGATTAGTTTTAGGCTTAGTTGCAAGATATATTCTAAAAATAGAATTTGCTGTCGCACTAGCATTATACTCTGCTGAATCGGTGTCATACGACGTATTAATTACACTAAAAGTATTATTAAAACTAACTTGTACATTATCGCCCACTTCAATTGTTGGAACTGTATAGTGGTCTATCTCTACTCTGTAGATGTTTTCATTGTGAGCTGTGTATTGTATGTTTGCAGATTCAAGAGACTCGTTCTTGTTATAAATAAATTGTCCAGCTGTTTTTTCTATTCCGTCTGAAAAAAATCTTATAAAATTAGCACTATCTGATTTGACTGGTAAATTAATAGTATTTAAACCCTCACTCAAGCTACCTGAATCTATAAAGGTTTTTTCTGTTCCTGACACATAAAAACTTAAGTTTGCATAAAATCTTGCGTCTAACAACTGGTCCAATTTTACAAAAAAAGGAGCAGAAGGCATTCTGTCAAATATTGTTTGTGAACCTGTTGTAAAGTTATCAATCTTAAGGGTATTAGTGCTAGTATCGAATGCAAGGGCGTTAGCACTAATTTCTGTTTCCACACCACCAAATGCAACAAAGTTTCTTTTACTGTTTTGAGAAGATTTTTGGTTTACTGGAAATCTGATACCATCAAAACCTTTTAACCCAGCAAAACTCGCATCGTTAACAGAAAGAATGTGCTTATTAAAGTTTTCATCAAAAGCATCATTTAATCCTCTGATAGTAAACTGAACATTACCGGACGAACCATCATCAGTATCTACAACAGTGACATCGGTACACAACATTCTAAGCTCACCAGCAAATCCAGAAAATCCATTTTTTCCAGTGATCGAAACAGGAGAGGCTCCATCTATGGTAACTGAATTATTTTCGCTTGTAAAAGTAAGAGGGTTTTGAGCAGTGACATTATTTAAAAGAGTAGATCCTTCTGGTTGAGCAATGAAAAATTCAGTCTTAAACAATTGATTGAAATCTTCACGCTCAGTGTTAATCTCAACCACACCATCTGTTCTTATGCTGCCATCATAAGTTCTTACAGCACGAGTTGAAAAGTTAAATTCAGGTGTGGGCGGAGTAGAAAGGGTAGATATGATATCAGTATAAGGGGTAGGTGTATAGTCAATAAAAGTATCTGAATCTACGTAAATATTAGAAATATACTCAATAGCACCGATTGTAATTTCTTCTTTCTCTGGATCACGAGAAATATCAGTTAATTTAAAAAGCTTACCTGACTTATTAGTGTAAAAGTCTCCAGGATTCTGCCACTCACCAAGTGACCATAAATCCCCTTTCTTTGGAACATTATTTGATGTAAAAGTTGTGTATGAATCAATGGCTTTTGTAATTGGATTAAATCTGCCTACCACTGAAACATTAGCAAGATCAAATCCTGTGGA